CTGTGAACGCGAACGCTAAGCCTGCTGAATCGATGCCTAAAATGGCTGATCCAGGCACACAGCTCGGTAGTTACGAAGATCTCGGTGGTCCAACCCCTGAGAACTATAAACCTGATGATGATTCGGCTAAGCTCAAAGAGCCCAAGATCGCAACTGTCAAGGATGTAGTTAACAGAGGCGCCAAAGCCGCAGATTCAATGAAGAAAATGGCCAAAGAAGAAGCTGAAGCCTCTGAAGAAGAGGTTGTAGCTGAAGCCGAGACTACCGAAGAGGAAGTCGTTTCCGAAGAAGAAACCACTCAAGAAGAGTATAACGTTGATGAAGACGTTAACGCTCTTCTCGGTGGTGAAGAACTCTCCGAAGAATTTAGAGAAAAGGCTAAGGTTATCTTTGAAGCCGCCCTTAACTCTAAAGTAAAACAAATTCAGGAAACTCTCGAAGTACAATACTCTGAGAGACTTGCTGAAGAAAAAGAAGGTCTGAAAGACGTTCTTACTGAAAGAGTCGATGCCTATCTTGAGTATGTCTGCGAAGAGTGGATGACCGAGAATGAATTGGCTGTCGATCACGGTCTGAAGACCGAAATGACTGAATCATTCCTTTCTGGAATGAAGGGTCTTTTTGAAGAACATTATGTAACAATCCCTGAAGAAAAATATGATGTGCTAGAAAGCATGGTAGAAAAACTTGATGAAATGGAGACCAAGCTCAATGAGCAAATTGACAAGAACATCGATTTAAACAAGCGTTTGGCTGAGTCCACCGCTGATTCGATTCTTGATCAAATTTCTGAAGGCTTAGCAGCTACTCAGAAAGAGAAGCTCGCCTCACTTGCCGAAAGTGTTGAGTTTGAAAGTGAAACCGAATATCGTGAAAAGTTGGAAACCCTGAGGGAGTCATATTTCTCCACTAAGGGACCATCTTCAAAAGTAGCCCAACAACAGACATTGTCTGAGGGTGTAGATACAACAGAAGCTCCTGTTACAGGAACTATGGACGCATATCTGCGTTCCCTGGGCGCTTTTAAAAAGTGAATTTAACATTAATTCAAACAATTAACTTATAGGTAACAAAGCAATGTTTCAATCCGAAAGATTGCAGGAAAAGTGGGCACCACTTCTCGACTATGATGGTCTTGATTCAATCAAAGATTCTCACCGTCGTGCTGTAACCGCAGTCCTGTTAGAAAACCAAGAAAAATTCCTCAAAGAGGAAGCAGCATTCTCATCAGGTATCAACCTGATGGAAACCCCCACCATGAACACCAACAGTGGTGCTTCTTCAGCTGGTTTCTCAGCTGATGCAACCGCCGCTGGTCCTGTTGCTGGTTTCGACCCCGTTCTGATCTCCCTGATCAGACGTGCAATGCCTAACCTGGTCGCTTATGACTTGGCTGGTGTTCAACCAATGAACGGTCCTACTGGACTCATCTTCGCAATGAGATCCCGTCTACAAGATCAGTCTGGTGCTGAGACCTTCTTCGACGAAGTCGATACAGCATTCTCTGGTCAAGATAAGAACCGCGACGTAACTTCTGGATTCGCAGACGCAGCCGCTGGTATTGGTACTACTTCACAAACTGGACCAAACCCAGCTGTACTAAACCCTGTTGGAACAGCTACCTCTACCGCATATAATGTCGGTGGTGGTATGAGAACCGACGACGCTGAGAATCTTGATGGCACTGGTAACAATGCCTTCAACCAGATGGCTTTCTCTATCGAGAAAGTTACTGTAACGGCTAAGTCAAGAGCCCTGAAAGCTGAGTACTCACTGGAACTCGCTCAGGACCTCAAGGCTATCCACGGTCTGAACGCTGAAGCCGAATTGGCTAACATCCTCTCAACAGAAATTCTGGCTGAGATCAACCGTGAAGTTATCAGAACAATCTACAAGGTTGCTGAACAAGGCGCTGTCTCTAACACCGCTACCGCTGGTATCTTCGACCTGGACGTTGACTCCAATGGTCGTTGGTCCGTTGAGAAGTTCAAAGGTCTCCTGTTCCAAATCGAGCGTGACGCTAACGCGATCGCACAAAGAACTCGTAGAGGAAAGGGCAACATGATTCTGTGTTCCGCAGACGTTGCTTCCGCACTGACCATGGCTGGTATCCTGGATTACACACCAGCACTGAACTCCAACCTCAACGTTGATGACACTGGCAATACCTTCGCTGGTACGATTAACGGTAAGTTTAAGGTCTACATTGACCCATACGCCGCTAACCTTACTTCAGGTAACTCAGCTGGTGGTAACCAGTACTACGTTGTTGGTTATAAGGGTTCTTCCCCTTATGACGCTGGACTGTTCTATTGTCCTTATGTTCCTCTCCAGATGGTTCGTGCCGTCGGTGAGAACTCCTTCCAGCCAAAAATTGGCTTCAAAACCCGTTACGGGATTGTCGCTAACCCATTCGCTGAAGGTGTTACTCAAGGACTCGGAAGACTCCGTGTTAACTCCAACCGTTACTACAGAAGAGTTGCTGTTAAGAACCTCATGTGATATGAGTGGATGTTGTGGGGCTGGATGTCCCACTTGTCCTTTCAGACCCCCATCTCGGGGGTCTTTTTTATGCTTACTGATAAATACTAAAAAAGAGTGCCGATAGATGGCGACAAGAAAAAGACAGGATAGAGATCCAACAAAAAAAGCTATTCCTACTTCACAACCAGAAAATAGAAGTTTCCTAATTCCAAATAGTTTTGGGTTTACTGTTGAAAGATCTCCTACAGTAGGTTTCTTTGGTAGTGTCATTAATGTACCAGGATTTACTCTGGGTGTTGTCGCTCAATCTACCTACCTAAAAAACATTCCAAGACCTGGTGAGATTCTATCATTTGAAGATCTTACTTTGAATTTTATGGTTGATGAGGGACTAGAAAATTATTTGGAGATTGATAAATGGATGAGAGGACTTGGATTCCCTGAAGACATTCAACAGATTTATGACTTGCAGGATCAATCTGATATTAATCGTATTGGTTTGAATATCTATTCCGATGCTACTCTGACAATTTACAACAATCAGATAAAACCAGCATTTAGAGTAATCTTCAAGGATTTATTTCCTTTCTACTTAAGTCCTCTTGAATTTAATTCACAGATGTCCGAAGCTGATGTCTTGACATGTCAGGTATCATTTAAGTATTCTATCTACACTATCGAGCCAGGTGCTGGCGATTGTTGCTAATGATTGACTTACCTCAGATTCAGAAAATGTGGGAACAAGATTCCAAAATTGATCCTGACAATTTACACACTGAATCATTGAACATACCCGTGCTTCATGCAAAATATCATGATCTATACAACAATCTGATTCTTCTAAGAAAGAAATCAGAACAACAAAGAAAAAATATTAGACACGAACGTTACGAATATTTTTCTGGTAAATCTGATCCTGAGGTTTATGTGAAGAGTCCTTTTCCTAAGAAGATTCGCGACAAAGATACGATGCAAAAGTATCTTGATGCTGATGAAAAACTTTCTAATTCATCATTGAAGATTGATTACTATGATACGATGTTGAAATATATTGAAGAGATACTCAAACAAATTTCTAATAGGACATATCAAATCAAGAACGCGATCGAATTCATGAGGTTTAGTTCAGGAATGGGGTAATGGACGAAGAACAAAACTACGAAGACTACGATTACACATTGTATTTGAAAATCGAAGATATTCGATTGATGTATCATTGTGTACAACAAACTATTAAATATTGGCCAGGTGCTCCAGCAAGACCACATGAAGAACAAGAACATATGTGGCACATGAGAGACCAGTTTCAGAGAATGATTTTAGATCATTCTTTCAATAACCTCTAATAAATACCTATAGGTGAAACCTATAGGTTATGGCTGATTTGACCATAGAGAAGGTGAACGAAGTTTACCTTAAGGTCTCTACGGAACCACATATTGAATACGAACTAAGAGATAAATTTACTTTTGAAGTTCCAAATATGAAGTTTATGCCTCAGTATCGGAGGAGGCATTGGAACGGAGAGATTCATTTGTTCGATATGAGGACAAAGAGGATATATGTTGGTCTACTTGATAAAGTTATAGCATTTTGTGAAAACTCAGGATATAGTTTTGAATTTACAGATAACAAGTTTTACGGACTTCCATTTGAGGTTAATGAATTTGTTTGCAAAGAAGGTGTGAAGGATTATATAAAATCTATTACGCCAATCAAACCAAGAGATTATCAGATTGATGCAATCCATGATGCTCTCAAATATAATCGTAAGTTACTAATCAGTCCAACTGCATCAGGTAAGTCGTTCATGATTTATTCTGTTGTAAGATTTCATGTTGGACTAAAGAGAAAAGTTCTACTTGTGGTTCCCACCACATCACTTGTGGAGCAGATGTTTAAAGATTTCCAGGACTATGGATGGGATGCTGAAAATCACTGTCACAGGATCTATGCAGGTCGTGAGAGAGTCAATACTAACGAAGTGACTATTACCACCTGGCAGTCAGTTTATAAATTAGATAGATCCTTTTTTGAAGAATATGATGTCATCATTGGTGATGAGGCTCACTTGTTTAAAAGTAAATCTCTGATAGGGATTATGGACAAGTGTCATCACGCTAAGTATAGATATGGGTTCACAGGTACTTTAGACGGTACACAGACCCATAAGTGGGTCTTAGAGGGACTGTTTGGTCCTTCATACAAAGTGACAGAAACTAAGAAACTGATTGATGAGGGTTACCTAGCCAAACTTGATATTCAGTGTCTAGTATTAAAACACAGTCCTCAAAAGTTTGATACATATGAAGATGAGATTAAGTATCTGATATCTCATGAGAATCGAAACAAGTTCATATCAAATCTGTCAGTTGATCTAAAAGGTAATACTCTAGTTCTCTATACCAGAGTAGAGACTCATGGAGCGATACTTCATGATCTAATAAATAAAAAAGTATCAAGTGGTAGAAAGGTTTTCTTCATCCATGGTGGTGTGGATGCAGAGGATCGTGAACAAGTAAGAAAGATTACAGAGGAACAGAAAGACGCTATCATTGTTGCATCCTTTGGGACTTTCAGCACAGGTATCAACATTAAGAACCTTCACAATGTAATATTTGCCTCTCCATCAAAGTCTAGAATTCGTAATCTACAGTCTATTGGTAGAGTCCTTCGTAAAGGCAAAGATAAAGTAAAAGCTAAACTTTATGATATTGCAGATGATGCAACTATGGGGTCAAGAAAAAATTACACTCTGAATCATTTTATTGAAAGAGTGAAAATATATGTTCAAGAACAATTCAATTATGAAATTATATCAATTAATTTAAAAGACTAGAAAAGGAGTTAGTGTATGGGAATAGAAGACGATTTCTACGCTACAATAAAACTAAAATCAGGAGAAGAAATATTCTCTAAAGTAGCAGCTTCTGAAGAAGATGATAGAACACTGTTGATTTTGTCCAATCCAATTATTGTAGAGGAATTAAAAGTAAGAGGTAAATTGAGGGGCTATGCAATGGAACCCTGGTTGAAGACAACTGATGATGATATGTTCATTTTAAATATGGATGAAGTCATGACAATGTCTGAATCAAATAGTATTGAAATGATTTTACATTATCAAGACTATGTTCGTAAATTAAATAAAACAAACTATTCTAAGCTAGATAGAAAGATGGGTTACTTATCTTCTGTCCATGAGGCTAAAGAGGTTTTAGAAAAACTCTTTAATATTAGCTAAGGTTCCCTTTCATCCTGGACAAACCTATTCTATCGATATTTTAAGGTATTGTCAACTCCTTATGAATCTGGTATAATATTATCAGTAAAGATTATTATTATATGGCTGTCAATCACAATTATGGAACTATGGCAAGACCTAAGAAATCCGAACACTATGTAAATAACAAAGAGTTTCTCAACGCACTAGAGAATTACTTTGCTGAGGTTGAACGAGCTAAACTCAATGATAAGCCCAAACCTAGGATTCCCAGATATATTGGTGAGTGTTTTTTAAAAATTGCTAATCATCTATCATATAAACCAAACTTCGTGAACTACATGTTCAAGGATGATATGATCTGTGATGGCATCGAGAATTGTGTAA